ATGCCAAAAGAAGCAGAAATTTCCTGCAAAAATGTATTTAAGTGTGAAGATAAGTCGGCATTAAAAAAAGAGTTCAATCAAAAATGGATAGAACTTATCAATCAATTAGAAAAATCCAAAGGGCAGGTATTACCTGTAAAATGATAGACAAACATTTCCCAACACGGTATAATAAGTGTAGGTGGAATGTTTGTTTTATCTTCTCTTTAAGGGAGATAAAATATGATGAACACAAAGTCAAAAGTTGCTATTTATTGCCGCTTATCAGAAGAAGATAGAAACAAACAACATGAAACTGATGATAGTAACAGTATTCAAAATCAAAAATCCATGCTGATTCAATATGTATTGGAACAAGGCTGGGAAGTCTACAATATATACAGTGATGACGATTATACTGGTTCAGATAGACGAAGACCAGAATTTAACAAACTGTTAAATGACGCTGAACACCGAAAATTTGATATTATCCTCTGTAAAACACAATCCAGATTTACCAGAGAGTTAGAGTTGGTAGAAAAATACATACACGGATTGTTTCCTATCTGGGGGATTCGTTTTATCAGTATTGTAGATAATGCAGATACCGCTAATAAAGGAAACAAAAAATCAAGACAAATCAATGGTCTGGTTAATGAGTGGTATTTAGAGGATATGTCGGAAAACATCCGCAGCGTATTGACTGACCGCCGGAAGAATGGATTTCATATTGGTGCATTTGCTCTTTATGGTTATAAAAAAGACCCTGAGCAAAAGGGACACCTGATTATTGACGAAGAAGCTGCTGCTGTTGTAAGAGAAGTTTTCACTTTATTTTCACAGGGATATGGCAAAACAGCGATTGCCCGTATGCTGAATGACCGTGGGATTCCAAACCCTACGGAATATAAACGGCTTCATGGTTTACGATATAAGCAGCCTACCAGAAAAAATAGTACCTTATGGAAATATTTTGCTATCTCTGATATGCTGACAAATGAAATTTATATCGGAAATATGGTTCAAGGAAAATACGGCAGTGTTTCGTATAAGACAAAACAAAATAAGCCCAGACCTAAAGAGGAATGGTATAGAGTAGAGGGAACACACGAACCGATTATTGACCGTGAACTTTGGGATAAAGTACAATCTATGGTAGCTGAAAAAGCAAAACCATTTACAGTAGGAACCATAGGGCTGTTTGCCAGAAAAGCTCGCTGCATGAACTGTGGCTATACCATGCGTTCTAATAAGCAGACAGATGGAAGACATTATTTACAATGTTCAAATCGCCATGTTGCAAAGGACGCTTGCATAGGTTCATTTATTTCTGTGAAGAAGTTGGAGCAGGCAGTTATTTCTGAACTGAACAAGTTATCACAAGAATATCTTGATAAAGATGAATTGGAACAGAACGTGGAATTTCACTCCAACGTAAAGGAGAAAAAAACTTCTTTAGAAACACAACTTATTACCTATCAAAAAAAGATTGAAGAAGACGCAAAGGTAATCAGAGAACTTTATCTTGATAAAGTAAAAGGGATTCTTTCCGAAAATGATTTCCTGAATTTGTCAAAAGATTTCACGAATGACAGAGAACGGCTTGAAAAGCTGGTGATTGAAACGCAAAAACAGCTTGATGTAATTGAGAGAAAAATCCAGACAGGCGATAATCGCCGCCAGCTTATTGAGCAATACACAAATCTTGAACATTTAGACAGAGAAACCGTTGAAACTCTAATTGATTACATATTAGTAGGAAAACGGATTCCAGGGACAAGAAATGTCCCGATTGAAATACATTGGAATTTCTAAGTTCTGTAAAATCTGGTGTCTAGCACACCAGATTATATAGAACTTCTACTTAACACTTCTATGTTGCACATACGCAGTCGTACCATCTGCAGCAAGATCCTCGAACAGATCAGTGATCGGATCACCTTTACTCTGAAATTCACATGCATTAAATGGTACGCCACCTGCTGCCTGTGGCCAGACTCCCACTGTGTGATCGATATAATACGGTCCGAATCCGGATTTCTCAATTTCCTCCATGGAAAGGTCCCGGGTAAGCTGATGTACAATAGTGGATACCATTTCCAGATGACTGAGTTCTTCTGTTCCTATGTCGTTGAGCAAAGCTGAAGTCGTTCGGTTCGGCATGGTAAAACGCTGGGAAAGATAACGCAGGGAAGCGCCGATCTCCCCGTCCGGGCCACCAGAGTGCAGTACCCTATAATAGCCTCGCAAACCCAGTGTTTATGCGGGTTTGCGGGATTTTCAATTCTGAAAAAATATTACAAAAATGTTAAAAGGCTGAAATGGCACTTTTTTATGGATGGATGAAATTCAGGAAATAATGATGTCAAAAGACATTTTTCCGGATTCCTTATCATATATGATCTGCTCCACAACACTTCTGATCAGATTTCCCTTTGCTTCATAACCTACGTCTGGATTCTTCAGGACATCCGTAACAGAACGGATCTCTTTCAAGATTTCTTCTGCGTCAGGCTGCTCTGCCTGTTCTTCCTGTAATAGCTGTGAAAGGGCAGCAGTCAATTCTAACCGATCTGATACCAGACGATCCTTATTATTCTTATATTCTTCCAGAGTATCTACGCCTGCCTCATAAGCCTCTTTGATTCTGCTTTCTCTCATGGTGAGCTTACTGATCTCTCTTTGTAACTGTTCGATCTGCAGTGAATGATCAGTCTTTTTCTTTTTGCATACATATGTAAATTCTGCTCCATCTAAGATCTGATCAAAATAACTTATCACAGCTTCTTCAGCCTTTTTGACTGATAAGGCAACAGAAGTCTTATGAAATCCCTTTGCGTACTTCCAGCACTGGAAATAAGGACACTTATTATTACCGGTGTAAGAAAGTGTGGCTCCGCAGACAGAGCACTTCAAAAGACCGGATAGCCAGTGCTTGCAGGCAGAGACATTCCGCGCCTTGACCGGACGTTTCCGGGAAGTGATCAGCTTCTGACGTTTTTCGTACCGTTCCCTGGAAAGACGTACCTCATGGTTTCCTTCAAATTCCACTCCGTTCCAGACAACAGTTCCGCAATAGAAGGGATTTCCAAGAATCCGGTCAACGCTGCGCCGCTCGAAGAGTTTTCCGCGTTTTGTACGGTACCCGAGATCATTGCAACGCCTGGCAATAGCTGTCTCATCTAAGTTCTGATTATCATACAGGTCCATGATATAAGAGACAATGGCATATTCAGCTTCATTAATGATATAAGGTTTTCCATGTCCAACTGCAGTATAGCCAAGGCAGGGAGACGTCTGATAGCCTTTTTGCAGGGCTTTTTCTTTCATGCCACGCAAGACCTCGCCCGACAATCGAATGGAATAGTATTCATCCATCCATTCGATGATGCGCTCGATCAGGCTGCCGAAAGGTCCCTCAATCAGTGGTTCAGATACACTGATCACGTCTACATTATCCTTCTTGAGCATACTCTTGTATACGATAGACTCTTCCTGGTTACGGGCGAAACGACTGAATTTCCATACCAGGATTACATCAATAGGATGAGATGGCTGCTTCGCCAGGGCGATCATCTTCTGAAACTCCGGGCGCTTCTGTGCGTGTCGGCCGGAAACACTCTCAGTAAAGATAAAGTCCCCGGAAACAATCATGTCATTCTTCTGAGCATAATCCAGCAAAAGACGTTTCTGCGCATCAGGAGAAAGTTCTGTTTGGTCCTCTGTCGAGACGCGGATGTAAAGACATGCCACTTTACTGCTCATAAATATCACCTCGGTTTTATAAAATATGTAATTTTAAGTATAAAAATAACAGACACACAAACGTTCTGATTGTGTAACTGCTCCGAAGATGATACAATATCTTTGCCAAAGTACGGAATCTCTTCGGAGATTCTTGAGCCGTCCCTGCTACCAACAGGGGCGGTTTTTATTATAATAATTCAGAGATCACAATTGATAAATCGGGATATATACATACTGGAATTTCATCGTCGAAAGAATACAATCCGGTACCCGATTCATTTTCAAAATCGTAGACATTTACGATACCTTTCAGGGGATTTATAATCCAATATTCTCTGACTCCGGTCATCCGGTATTTAAATAATTTTATTCCGTAATCTTTACTCTGGGTAGCAGGAGAAACAACCTCAATTACCCAGTCAGGTGCACCATGACAACCTTTTTCATCTACTTTGTCCGGTGAGCAGACAACTGTTAAGTCTGGTTCGACATAGTTCTTGTTATCTTCATTCAGGAACACTGCAAATGGAGAAACATATGGTTTACAGGATCCGCTTTTACTTTTAATGTAATTGCGGATAGTAGCATACAGTTCACCGACGATTACCTGATGCCTGGTATTAGGTGGTGCCATCATATAGATCTGTCCATCAATCAGCTCTGCACGTTCGCCATCCGGAAGAGCGTAGATGTCATCTATTGTATAAATCCGTTCTTTGGGTAATGGCATAATGAAAACTCCTTTCGTTAATCCATTGATGTGATCACATATATACAAATGTTCGACTTGTGTAACTGCTCCGAAGATGATACAATATCTTTGCTAAAGTACTGGATCTCTTCGGAGATTCTTGATCCGTCCCTGTTACCAGCAGGGGCGGTTTTTATATGAATTTTTGTGTGATTAGCTGATTTAAACGTTCAAGCAAATCGTTTGGAAAACCCAAAACATCAAATATGCTTTGACCATTGAAATGTATGTCTTTATAAGGTGAAAGAATATTAAATAATTCGGATCTAAATCTGAATTATTAGATATTCTCAATTCAATCAATTTCTGGTGATTCCCCGTCATTCGAGGCATCTGTTCAAACGAGAATGTTTGGTTGCTGTTACCAGTAAGGGCACTTTTTGAAGACATTATTGAATGCAATGATAATTAAATAAACAGGGATTCTTCAAAAAATCTGCTTGTATAGGAATTAGGGCATCTTACCCATCCAGAAATATCAGCATCCTCAGCCCGGATATATATATAGGCACTGCCGCCAGAATATTTAATTTTATTTACAGTACATACTTCGTAAGCATCTGTTGTATAGATAATATTTCCGTTAGGGGCGTTCTTTATATTCAATGATTTTGCACATTTCCACATATTTTGTCCACCAAGAAGGGGATTGTATGATTTGGAATAAGTGACAGGATATGTAGTTTTGGAAAGCTTCAGAGAGCTTCCGGAAAGTTTATAAGTTATGGTATATTGAATAGAACCGACTCCTCCTGGCATTGACTGCATACGGATTTGAATGTAATTTGCACCAACTTTTTGAGTAAAACTATTATGGCGAGCATTGAAAGCACCTTTACGATGCGACATTAAATTGACAGCAGATACAAGTTTTCCAGATTTATAAGTCAATAATTTGTCGTAATCAATGTGATCATTATCAATGTCTTGGCATTTTAGCTTCAAAAAATGTTTATTTCCATTGAGAGTATAAAGATCTGCATTTACAAGATATATGTTTTGGGCGTTTAAACTAAAACTTTTTTTGCCATTCACCTCAATGTTCAGATAAGATTCCGACTTGAAATTTATTCGAATTTTATCAGCTTTGCCATCACCGGTGATGTCATATTTAGAGTATGCTACATTTGGCCGAATGGAAATGTTACTTTTTTGAGCTGCTTTAACAGTTAGCGGCATAGATATGGTGCTGATTGTAATTAGGGCAACTGTAAAATATTTTAATAATGTCTTTTTCATGTGAAAAACCTCCTGTATTCAAGAACTCATTCGCAGTTCTATGAGCTTTTGGTGATATCCAGTCATTCTAGACATCTGTTCAATAGTAAAATCTCTATATTCTTCCAATAGCGAATCTGGTAATAACAGCTCCGTTCTTTAATCTGCTGATGAAATCATATGTATCACCGCAAATGGTTCAAAATAAATAACATAATTATCAACAACAGCGTATACACCGTATTTAGAATGATAACACTGTATAGCCTCTTTTAAATATTCTTCCGTAGCGTTCAGATATTCAGCCATCTCATAAAGATTCCCACATCCTGCTTCATAAGCGCTGATCAGACCGGTAAGTCCAATCTTTAGATTATACCCATAAAGCCGAGCTCGATATTCCTGCTTTCGGCTTTCTACCTTATTCTGGTCTAAAATGTTTCCGGAGCTGGTGCGATAATGCCCGATTTCTTCGGCAAGCACACAGGATTTTTCTGCTTGTGTTTCTATATCCTTTCGGATTGCTATGTGACTGCCGCGGATCAGGCCATCATGTTCAGTAAGAGGTTGTTCTTTAACAAGTAACCCTTCTTGATCGGCAGCAGTCAGTAATTGTTCGTAATTCAATTGGGATCACCCCTTTAGCGATTAAAATAAAACGGTTCTCTCTAAGCTGTTTGCTTGTAGTCAACAACTGCAATTTCAGTCAGCATACCTTTAACTTTTTGAATAATTTCTTCAATTCGTTCAAGTGTTTCACCATTTAAGTATTCTTCCCCACATTGAGAACACTTTTCACAAGGAACATTCTTGATAATGATATAGCATCCCTGATAATCAGTCATGTAAGTTGTTGTAGAAGATTCAATATTACCTTTGCAGTAAAAACAAGTCATTATGCATTCTCCTTTCTGGTTTTGAAATCAGATTCCCATTTATCAAAACTGGGGAAATAAGCTGTTATAAGGAACAAATCCGATTCGTGATTTCCGATGACTACATGAAGATATTTATCTTCGATGCTCATCCCCAGAATTAAACAACTGGGGTAAGGATAATCATCTGGATATTGTTCGATGATTTCTCCATTCATAATACAGGCTATTACATCTTTTAAGAATATCCTACGCTGTTCCAGCCTTTTAGCTGCGTGGAGTGTAATACGAATGTTTTTAGGTATACATAGTTTACGCAATTCCAATATATCTAATGCCATATCATTCCTCCCATTTTGAATCATCATTCATAATATCCAAATCATGCTGAACACCTTCGGGTGTTTGCTCAACATCCGTCCGGGCATGAGCTGCAAGAAGATCTTCTTCCATCTGCTGGGCGGAGAGAAGGTTCTTAGAGTAGGCGAGAACCTTTCTCTGGTTATGAGGAGACAACTGATTGCAGATTTCTATGATTTCCTTGCACTGAGCAGAGACGGAAGAGTTCTGAACAGATTCTGCTTTATAGGGAGTTCTTTCCATAGGAACGTCAAAACCCATAAGCCATGCTTCACTTACGTTCAATGCATTTCCTAGAATAAAAAGCTTTTCTTGGTTAGGCTCTGTTTTTCCAGAACAGTATTGACTTATATCTGACTTATGCATTTTTACATTATACTTTTGACAATATGGAACAGTCAGATTAAGAATATCAACTTGCCGAAGTCCTCGCATATTCATTATTGTTTTTAAACGAATTGCAGTGTTTTCTTTCTTCATAATGTTCTCCTTTTCGTAATTGAAATATAACACATATTATACAAAAGTTCAATAATAAAAACCTAAAAGTTAAAAAAATTGAATTTTATGTTGGCAGAAAATGGACGACGTGATATTACACAGATAATTCAAAAGCTTGAACCGGAAAGGAGGTATCAAGTTGGCATTCGATTATAACAAGCTACGAGGAAGAATCGTGGAGATTTTTAACACTCAGTCGAACTTCGCAAGTGCAATGGGATGGTCGGAGCGCATATTGGCACTAAAGATGAATGGAATGTGTTCATGGAAGCAGATAGATATTTGTAAAGCAATACAGTTGTTGAAACTTACTATTGAGGACATTCCGATCGTATGTACTCGGGTAGGTCACTACTCTGTACTTACAGGATAAGAGCATATGAGAGGAGAGTCAACGAAAGTCGTTCGACAAACTGCTTAAATTTGTATAAACAGTAACCTATACATATCATTTCCCATACCATAAAGAAGAGGTGAGGAAGATGTCAGAATTAAAACTGGTAACAAGAAATATCCGTATTAATGGAATTCAGCATAAAGCCAGTGATATGTCAGAAGAAGAAATCAAATGCCTGCTCATCCAGAGACAGGATATAATTCTTCTGAATATGAATTACGAAAGAAAAGCCGCCGGTTAAGGCGGAGAAAGGAGGAACATATTAAGGTTGCGAATCATAGAATAGAAGACCTGGAAAGAAAAGGAGAATGATCATGGAACAGATCACAAACTATGTAAAACCGGAACTCATCGTAGTAGCTATTGCCTTATATTTCGTAGGAATGGCACTCAAACAGGCACAGGCAGTAAAGGATAAGTACATCCCGCTTATCCTTGGCGGAATCAGCATTGCAATCTGCGCGATCTATGTGTTTGCCACCTGCACCTGCGGTACCGGACAGGATATTGCAATGGCAATTTTTACAGCGATTACACAGGGAATACTGATTGCTGGTCTTTCTACATACGTGAACCAGATTGTAAAACAGGCAAATAAAGACGAATAAGGGATGAGAAACCATCCCTTTTCGCTCTATGAAAGGAGACGGACATGGAAATAAGAGGAATTGATGTATCTGCCTGGCAAGGGAAAATTGACTGGAAAACAGTTGCTGATTACGGCATGGGGTTCGCAATCCTGCGGATTACAGAAGCGGGAAACGTGATAGATAGCTACTTTGAGCAGAACTTCTCTGAATGCCGGAAATACAATATCCCGGTTGGGGCATATAAGTATTCTTATGCCATGACAGTTGCGGAGATACAGAGCGAAGCCAGAAAAGTAGTGGAAGTTCTGAACGGGCGAAAACTGCAGTATCCGGTCTGGCTGGATCTGGAATGGAATAATCAGAGAAGCCTCGGAGCTGAACAGATCCATAAATTGGCAGAAGCATTCGAAAAGATTATCACGGCAGCGGGATATAAATTTGGTATTTATTGCAATGTGGATTGGTACCTGAATGTAATTTGTAGCCATCTGAAAAAATACGATTTCTGGATTGCACGTTATCCGGCATCAGATAACGGTACTTTACAGGAACGACTCCGGCCGGACTTTGGTGTGGGCTGGCAGTATTCCAGTAAAGCAAAGATACCTGGCATCAGCGGAACTGTAGATAGAAATATATTTTACAAAGATTATAACGAAGCAAAAGATATAAAAAAGGAAAACGCAGTCATGACAAAGAGTGAAGCTATCAACGTAGTTCTGGGAATTGCAAAAGAAGAGATCGGGTACCTGGAAAAGAAAAATAACAGTAAGCTTGACAGCAAGACTGGAAATGCCGGATCAGCAAACTATACAAAATATTGGAGAGATATAAAACCATCCTATCAGGGGCAGCCCTGGTGCGCAGCGTTTATCTCCTGGTGTTTCATGAAAGCTTTTGGTCTGGATAATGCAAAGAAACTCTTAAAGCACTGGCCGTATGTATACTGCCCAACCTTAGGCGTATTATTTGTAAAGAATGCCAATCCAAAAGTTGGAGATATTGTTATCTTTAAACATGGCGGTACCTTTACCCATACCGGCTTTGTAACAAAAGTAGCCGGAGACAGATTCTGGACGATTGAGGGAAATACTTCCGGAGCATCCGGTATCGTGGCAAATGGTGGCGGGGTCTGCCAGAAGAGTTATTACAACAGTAACCTTCCAGGGACAAAATTCTGTACACCGGACTATTCAATTGTTTTATCTGCAGATAAAGATGAAACAGACAAGACAACAAACCCAGAAGGAGGCAGCTACATGTTTAACCCAGAGACAGTAAAAGCAGGAGACAAAAATACATCTGTGCTTCTCTTACAGGAAATATTAAGAGCCAGAGGCTTTAAAGGCAAAAACGGCAAAGCCCTGAAACTTACATGGACAGCAGATGCAAACACGATTTACGCTCTGAAAGCTTATCAGGAATCCAGAAAAGAAGTTCTGGAAGTGGATGGTATTTGCGGATCTGCTACTTGGAAAGATTTAATTGCGATTTAA